ATCGCCCACTTCAGTCGGTTGCGCGCGGTGCGGTCGATGCGCCAGACGAGCAGGACGTCAGCGTTGCGCGACTCGATCTGTTCGATGCCGCGGTCGAGGCGCGGCCACCAGGCGGACGTCTTCCGGGATCCGGATTCGTCGATGCCCTCGATCCACTCGATGACGTCGATGTTGGAGCGGTCGGCGTACTGCTGGATCGCGTACCTCTGGTTCTCGGGGCTGATCATCCCCTCGCGCTCTTTGGAGACGCGGATCATCGCGACACCGCGGCGCCGTGCGGGCCGCGGTGTGGCTGTCAGGTGATTCACGATTGCTCCTGTCGGACGTCTCGCCTAGCTTCGAACATAGATTCGAATAAAGGGGAAAGCTAGTGTGCGAGTCAGACACTGTCGCTCAGGTCAATGAAGAAGCGCGGAGGTGCGGCGTCAAGCCGTCAGTCGTCTTCGCCCGCCTCGTCGAGGACGGTGCGTGCCTCGATGTCGAGCGCGTCGCATAGCAGCCGGAGGTACATCAGGTTGATGTGGCGCTCGCCGGCGAGGAGTCGCACGACCGTCGCGCGGCCGAGTCCGGTATCGGCGGCGAGGGTGTCGAAGCTGACCCCCTTCCGCTTCTTGGCGTCTGTGAGTATGCGGGCGACGGCCCGGGTGTAGTCGTCTACGGGCGTCTTGTCGTTATCCACGCGGATAACTTTACGCGATCGAGAAACGGAGGTTGTGATCCGAACGGATAACAGCTAGCGTGCTCCGTATGGATAACGCACACTTCGACACCAGAGTGGCGGAGCTCGTCAAGAAGGCGATCGACGACTCGGGAGAGTCGCACAACGCCATCGCGAAGGCCGCCTCGGTGCCCTACGCGACACTCGACAGAAAGCTCAAGGGCGTCACTCCGTTCAACGTCTCCGAGCTGAACAGAATCGCGAGAGCGACGGGCAAGACTCCCGGGGAATTCCTCCCCGATGACCCCGAGGCGGCGGCGTAATGTCGCCCGTCGAGCGGCTGACTGCAGCCGCCATCATCATCCGCGACGCCGTCGAGGAGCAGGACGCGAAGCGCGCGGCCTCCGGCGTCGGCAACGAGCACTTCGAGCAGCGCACGGAGCGCGCAGCATGAGCGCCCTCGAGCGGTTCGACTTCGGGACGCATGGCGTCCGCGTCGTCATCATCGACGGCGACCCCTGGTTCGTGGCCTCCGACGTCGCCGCGGCGCTCGAGTACGACCGCACCTCCAACATGACGCGGCTGCTCGATGAGGACGAGCGGGGGACTCACATTGTGAGCACCCCTGGCGGGATGCAGGAAGTCACTGTCGTCTCCGAGCCCGGACTGCACTCCGCCGTGATGCGGTCCCGCAGCGACAGAGCCCGGGAGTTCCGCCGCTGGATCACCCACGAAGTCATCCCCTCCATCCTTCGCACCGGCGCCTACGCCGTCCCGGAGACCCCCGAACTGCTGATGGCCCGCGCGGTCCTGCAGGCGCAGGAACTCCTCGAGCGCCGCGACACCCAGATCCGGGAACTCACCCCGCGCGCGGAAGCGTGGGACGAGATCGCGTCCGCCGACGGCGACTACTCCGTGGCTGACGCCGCGAAGATGCTGGCCCGCGCCGGCGTCACGACCGGCCCGCAGCGCCTGTTCGCGCAGCTCGAAGCGCTCAACTGGATCTTCCGGGGGAGTGACGGGAAGTGGCGGGCTTACGCCGGCCGCGTCGACTCCGGCCACCTCGCGGAGCGCCCACAGTCCCACCACCACCCCGCGACCGGCGAACTCGTCATCGACCCGCCGCAGGTCCGCGTGACACTCAGGGGCATCGAACGGCTCCGCGTGCGCCTCGGCGTGCTGACCGCCGTGGAGGTCGCATCGTGACCGCGCTCGTGCGGTGGGTGTCGTTCCTGATCCTCATCATCTGCACGGTCACCGCGTGGGACGGCACCCGCTCCTGGACCCTCCTCATCCTGATGACCGTGTCGGTCCTGACCCTGTTCTGGTCGTTCGGTGCGTTCCACCGGGACGTGTGGTTCGGACCCCCGGAACTGGACGCGGAGTGCGCCCGCATCGACGCGGAGATCACCGCGGAGAGCCGCGCACACGAAGCACGTCGGGAGGTTCGGCTCCGCCGCCTCAACGCCTGACCACCATTCATCCGTCGAAACGAAGGGCACATCGACATGACGGACACCACCCTCGTTCCCCCTGTGGACGAACAGATCGACCTCACTCTCGGCGGCATCGTCGAGATCGGCATCACCTCTTCACTGAACGAGCGCACCGTGTACCTCCACGTGGAGGACGGCTCGGCGGCGCTCACTGCGAACGACGTTCTCCGCATCGTCCGCGGACTCATGCGCGGCGTCGACGCGATCGGGTTCCCGGGACCTGACGAGCCCGTCGACGCCCCCGCGCCCGTCGTCGTCACCCGGGTCATCCCCGGCGACGACCTGATCTTCGTGGGGATGCCGAGATGACCGTCCTGCTGCCGTACATCCCCGAGGAGTGGTGGCCGTGGCTCGGGATCGCGGCCCTGATCGGGCTGATCATCTTCGTGGTCAGCATCATCGAAATGGGCTCCGAGTGAACGCCCGGGTGATCGTCCCGGACGGTGCGCCGGAGGACGAGTGGCTCGAGGGCCGCGCCGGCGGCGTCACCGCATCCGAGGTCCACGGGATCGCGCACGGCTCCCGGAAGACGTGGCGTCGGATCCTCGACGAGAAGCTCAACGGGTCCACGTGGAACGGGAACGAGCACACCCGCCGCGGCCACGAATGGGAACCCCGCATTCTCGCGGAGATCGACGAACTCCCCGGCGTGACCGCCGTGTACGCGTCCTCCGCCCTGTACGGGAACCCGGAGAACCCGAAGCACCGCGCCACCCCCGACGCTCTCGGTATCGACGAGGGCGGCACCCAGTTCGGGATCGAGGTCAAGCACCACGCCCCCGGCTACACCCAGACGGCCATCCCCGCGGATCACATGGATCAGATGCAGTGGGGCATGCACGTCCTCGGCCTCGACTCGTGGCTGTACGGGTGGGCCGTAGACGGCGTCCCCGGTGTGAACACGGAGTGGGTGGAACGCGACGAAGCCCGCATCGCGTACCTGGTGAAGCAGGCGGACTCGTTCATCGAGTGGCGCGCATCCGGCGCCCCCGAGCTCGACGACATCCCCGAAGACGTCGACGACGACCTCGCCGTCTACTCCCGGGAGCAGCGGGCTGAGTCCGCCGCGAAGAAAGCGAAGGACGCCGCCGGCGCCCGCCTGAAAGCGTGGGCGGCCGCACTCCACGACGGCGGACCCATGCGCCGCGGCGGCACCCGCGCGGCCCTCTTCTTCGAACCGAAACCCGCAGCCCTCGTCCTCGACGAGAAGGCGTGGGAGGCCGCGGAACCGGAAACGTACGCCGAGTTCGTCGCCGCCCGCACCGCACTTGCTGAGCAGGCCGCCGCGGCGACCGTCCTGTACGGCGTCGAGAAGCCCGCCGCCCCCACATTCAGAGTCACCCCGAACGGAGCAGCATCATGACCATCTCATCCCGGCTGGACGATTTCCTCGGCAACCGGAACTGGCTCGTCGTGGACTTCGACGGCAGGCGCGCACTCGACGCGAACGAACTCGATGAACGCGAGGAAGCCCGCGGAGCGTTCGAGCAGCCCGAGTGGATGAAGTTGATCCCGACCGCGACCCACGCCATCCGTGACGGGCAGCCCGTGTGCAACGGAGACCGCACGAACCGGTGCCACTGGTACCCGACCTGCGACCGTCACGAATCGTGGCCGTGCGGCTGCGAGTACACCGCACACGACGAGTGCTGGGTGCTCCCGTGGCTGACGGCGGCGGAACTCGCCGACACAGCACTGGATAGCGCGCTGGAGCGCCGTGACGACGACTCGCTCGACTTCCCGGATGGCCTCATCGAGTGGGAGTGGGAGGGCGAATGCGTCCTCTGGGAGTACGCGGCAGAGCCGCCGGTCGATGGTCAGGTGGCGCTGATGCGTCACCTCGTCCACGACCCGGACGGTGAGGACCAGGTCATGGTCGAACGCGCTGACATCGCGCACCTCCTGAAGCTCGCGGGGGTGGAGGCGTGAAGCGCTCGAAGCCCAAGTGGCGTATCGGTGACCCGGTCACCGTCGGCGACGTCCGGTGGATCATCCGCCTGATCATTCGCGACCAGGTCGAACTCGAAGCCGCGAACACCACGAACCACGGCATCTGGTGGAAGACCACCCTGAGCAACCTTCCGGAGAAGACCGCGTGACCGAGCAGCAGACCGTCGAACCGACGGAAGAGGACGTCGCGCGGACGATCGCGGAGTACGAGACGATCGCGATCGGGACGGGCGCACGGGCCGAGTTCGACGCCCCCGAGTTCACCGCCGACGGCACCACCTGGTCCCAGGTGTGGTTGTCCCAGGACCCGCCTGTCGCGGCACGTGCGACCGCCCGCCGTGACGGCGCCGCATCCACCGTCGTCGTCCTCTGGGCTGACGCACTCCCCGCCGAGGACTCCTGGCGCGACCTGTGGCTCCGCCGCCCCATGCCCCTGTTCGGCGCGTACGTCCGCCGCGACGCCATCCGGCACGCGTTCCGCGACGCGATCGGCGACCGCCGCGAACCCGGCGACCACGCACCCGCCCCCCGCCCCGCGGCGCCCGCCCGCGATTGGGAGACGGAGCTGCGCGCGGCGCGGACTGCCGAGCAGCTGCGAGCCGTGTGGAAGGACTGCAAGGGTCAGCGGACGGCAGCGCTCGAGGTCATCTTCGACGCGCGCCTCGCCGACCTGAACGACAACCCGTGGGGGACCCCGGGCACGCCGCAGCCGGTCTTCGAGGTGGGCCGGGTCATGTCGGACGGTTCCATCGACCAGGCCCGCGAGGTTCGCACGTCCACAGGAGCGCTGCGCGTCGAGGCCAGCGACGCCCGGCCCGGCGCGCCCCGCGACTTCCTCAAGCCGTCGTCGCCGAAGAAGCGGAATCGGAAGAAGCGGGGCCGCAGATGATCCTCGTCCAGACCACGACCGGCGAGGTCCGCGACCTCGATGCCGAGTGGGAGCAGCTGCGCGCCCGCGCCGAGCACCTCCGCCCGCAGCGCCCCGAGACTCCGCTCGAGGTCGACCACCTGCTGCGCGACATCGAGGACGTCGGGTTCGCGATCGCCGACTTCCTCCGCCAGCTGAACGATGCCCGCTACGAGGCGGAGGTCGAGTACAGCCGTGTCTTCAACGCGGCTCTCGCGAAGCACGGCGCCCAGATCGCGAAGGTCACCGTCGCCCGGGCGCTCGCGAAGGTCGACGCCAGCGACGCGCACGCCGACCTGCTCCACACGAAAGCTGTCTACCACCACGCCGAGGGCGTGCACGGGGCCCTCGGACGCAAGCACTTCGGCCTCATGAACACGAACAAGGGCATCCAGGGGATGACCGCGAGCTGGCACCGGAGGACCCCATGAGCCTTTACTACGAAGACGACCTCGTCGAACTTCACCTCGGCGACTGCAGAGCGATCCGCGGCTGGACGCGCGCCGACGTGCTCGTCACTGATCCTCCCTATGGGATGGACTACACGGGTTTCGGTGGACGCAAGGGCGAGCCTCGTCGCGCCGCCGGGCGCCTCACGGTTGCCGGCGACTCGACCACCGAGGTTCGCGACACCGCGCTCGAGCTGTGGGGCGACCGGCCCGCGCTCGTGTTCGGACGCTGGAACGTGCCCCGCCCCGACGCCACCCGCCACCGTCTCGTCTGGGACAAGCAGGGAGGCCCGGGCATGGGCGACGTCTCGATGCCGTGGGGAAACGGTGAGGAGGAGATATACGTCCTCGGGTCCGGTTTTAAGGGGAAGCGGGAGACGAACGTCATCCGCGCTCAGACCCTCATGTCGGCCGACGCCCGCCGGGCCGACCACCCCACGCCGAAGCCCGTCGCCCTCATGGAGCACCTCATCGAGAAGTGCCCGCCCGGTGTCATCGCCGACCCGTTCGCCGGGTCCGGTGCGACGCTCATCGCAGCACGCAACCTCGGCCGTCGTGTCATCGGCGTCGAGCTCGAGGAGAAGTACTGCGAACTCATCGTGTCGCGCCTCGCGCAGCAGGCGTTCGTGTTCGAGGGGATGGACGCGTGAGCGCCCCGACCGCGCGTGTCCGTGCTGAGGTCTACGCCCGCGACGGCGGCTGCGTCCTCTGCGGCACCACCACCGGTCTGTCGTTCCAGCACCGCTGCGCCGTCGGCATGGGCGGTTCGAAGCGCCGCCCCACCGCCGAGGAGGGTGTCGCCGCGTGCCTGCCACACAACCAGGGATTCGAAGCGGAGCTGCAGACGGTCGCTCTCGCGTACGGGTGGAAGGTGAAGCGGTGGGTGAAAGCCCCCGCCCTGGTCCCCGTGTTCCACCAGCCCGTGCACACGTGGTTCCGCCTCACCGGCCCCGAACGCATCCAGGTGTCCGCGGTCGCCGCGCTCGACATGATGCACCACGTCTACGGCGACGAGTACCTCGACTGGAAAGCGGAAGCCGACCGAACCGACCGTGCACTCGCCCTGACGATCGGGGTGCGGCGATGAGCGCCTGGGAGGACGCCGTCACGATGGCCGGCCGCCCGATCCTCATCGACTTCTTCTGCTGCGAGGGCGCGAGCACGGGATATCACCGTGCCGGGTTCGAGGTGTTCGGCGTCGACATCGCCCCTCAGTCGAACTACCCGTTCCCGTTCCACCAGGGCGACGCGCTCGACGTCCCCCGCCGCCTCATCGACGGCGAAGCCGTGCCGTTCACGCGCCCCGACGGGAGCATCGTCCTGGTGACGCTCGACATGGTGGCCGCGATCGCCGCGTCGCCGCCGTGCCAGGCGAAGACGACCATGTCGAACCGGTACCCCGATGCTCAGGCGCGGTGGCCGCAGCTCATCGCCCCGACGCGCGAACTATTGGTCGAGACCGGGCTCCCGTACGTGATCGAGAACGTCGCCGGCGCCCGGAAGGACCTGCGTTCGCCGGTGACCCTCAACGGCGCGATGTTCGGTCTCGGCGTCGATCGTCCGCGGCTCTTCGAGTCGAACATGCCCCTCGTGCCCGCACCGCGCGGGCCGAAGCGCGAAGTGATCGGCGTCTACGGTCGCAGTGCCGACGGCCGCCGGCTGTGGACCCGCACGGACGGCACCATCCTCCGAGCCGCGCGATCGGTCGAAGAGGGCCGGCACGCGATGGGCATCGACTGGATGGACTGGCGCGGTCTCGCTGAAGCGATCCCGCCGGCGTACACAGAATGGCTCGGACGACAGCTGATCGAGCACGCGGCGGTGACGGTATGAGCGCCATGCCGGAGCTCGGGATGACGTACGTCGTCTACTGGCGCGCTGAGGGCGTGATGAAGGTGGGCCGCTGCCGGCACGCCCGCCGTGTCCGGTCGTTCGTGAACGCCGGCGCGGAACTGATCGCGCTCGTCCGAGACACCCCCGCCGAGTGGGAGAAAGCCGCACTCGCAGCGTTCGGGGCCCTGTTCCGGCGCGCGTACCGAACCCACGTCGAGGCGCGTGCGCTGCTCCCGCGCGGCCGCGGGTTCTCCGAGTGTTTCACCGTCGCCCCCGCCGATGTCGGCCGGGCGATCACCGAGTTTAGGAAGGCCGTCCATGCCGTTCACGCCAGTCAGGAAGTTCAAGCTCGAGGCGTTGAACCGAGACGAACGGTTCCTGTCGCTGTCGAGAGACCTGCGCCTGTTCCTGCTGCAGCTGCTGATGTACGTGGATCAGCTGGGTCGGGAGATCGCGTCGTCGTCGACGCTGCGGGAGACGTTCTTCGAGTTCGACGAGGACGTCACTGTGGGGCGGGTCGACGAGTGGCTCCTCGCGTTGGAGGAACGGGACTGGTTGGTCCTGTACACGTCCGGCAGGCGGATCTTCATGCAGGTGAACCCGGTCGTGTGGGCTGGGTTCGTGTCCTGCGACGGCCGCGACGGGTCCCGGTATCCGGAGCCGGAACCCGGCCCGGTGTCCGCCCAGAGCACCACGTGGGGCGACCTGCGGGCGGCCTCCGGGGCGACTCCGGCGAGAGGGGAAGGGGAGGTGGGGGACTGGTGGGAGAGACCGGACGGGGTGCCGCCGGCGGGGTGTCCCCGTCACCCGCACAACACCGGACTGATCCCCTGTGGGGCGTGTGCAGGTGCCCGGAAGATCCACGAGAAGTTCATCCGCGGGGAGATGTCCAGGGACGAAGCAGTCCTCGCCTGGAAACCCGCAGAAACGGGGGATCACGATGACCTCCCGTTCTAGGCCCCGGACATCCCAGCGGTACGTGAAGGAAGCGACCGATCCGCTGGGGAAGTTCATCGAGACGGCCGCCCTCAGCTGGCACAGCGACTTCCACTACCGGGAGAAGTTGACGCGAGAAGGGCGCCCCACAGCAGCAGAGAAGTTGAAGCGAATGAGAGATCGGGGACGAGCATGAGCGAAGCAGACCTGCTCGATGCAGCGCCGCGGATCACCGAGTTCTGGCTGAACGTCGCGAGCACCGACGACGAGGACGCGTGCTGGCCCTGGACGGGCTACGAGGAAGAGGGCTACGGCCGGTTCTTCTGGGATGGCCGGATGGTAGGCGCGCACGAGCTCGCGCTGACCTTCGCGACCGGCGAGCGGCGAGCACAGGGACTGGACACCTGCCACCGGTGCAATAACCCGATCTGCTGCAACCCGCATCACCTTCGATTCGACACGCGACGCGGGAACGTGGCCGACATGCTCGCCGCTGGCACAGCCCGGAACGGGACCACGAGGCTCACCGTCGAGGCTGTCCGCGTGATGCGCGAGCGGTACGCGCACGGCGCCGCACAGACCGCGCTTGCCCGGGACTACGAAGTGTCCCCGACGCTCGTGAGCCTGATCATCCGCGGCCGCCGCTGGGCGAAGGCCGGCGGTCCCATCATCACCGAGAGGAAGTACAACCGAGATGGTCAATGAGACGACGCTCACCACCGTGGGCAACCTGGTCGCTGACCCCGAACTGCGGTACACGCAGAACGGGCTGGCGGTGGCAGGATTCACGATCGCATCCACCCCGAGAACGTTCGACCGCGCGTCCGGCGAGTGGAAGGACGGCGATGCCCTGTTCCTCCGCTGCACGGTGTGGCGTGAGTTCGCGGAGCATGTGGCGGGGTCGCTGAAGAAGGGCGCCCGGGTGATCGCGACGGGCAGGCTGAAGCAGCGGACGTATCAGGACCGTGAGGGGCAGAACCGCACGAGCATCGAGCTCGAGGTGGAGGAGATCGGTCCCAGTCTGCGGTATGCGACGGCCGAGGTCACCCGTACCGCCCGGGGTGCTGACGGCTCGGGTCAGGCGGCGCAGCCGTCGAATGAGCAGTGGGCTGCACCCTCCTCGGAGACGACGTCGTGGGATGCGGCGCAGCCGGGGGGTGGGAGCTATGGAGACGACACCCCGTTCTGAAGATGCCACCCGCTGCGAGGAGGTGCTCGAGGTGACCTGGGGCGGCGTGACGGATGAGCTCCGCTGCACGAAGGACCAGGGACACGCGGACTTCGTTTGGTCGAACGAGCACCCCGGGGGAGCTCGCTGCCCCAACGATCACCGGTTCGTCATCGACGTCGAGCAGGAGCACCCGCATGGCTGACCGGGTATGCATCCGTGGGTGCACGCAGAAGGACGTGCACTGGGCGACATGCGCCAACCATGCCCCGATAGAACTGCTCAAGCGCGCGCACGCCGAGGACACCGGCATCGAGTACGTGCCTCCGTGCCGCGGCTGTGCGCCTCGTGAGTGCCGGGATGGGTCGCTGGTCTGTGATCGGTGCTTCGGCCGGATGCGTGGCCTGCTGCGTGACGTCCCGGATCTCCTCGCCCGGTTGCGGAGTCTCGCGGATCCGATGAAGGCGAACGTGTTGGATCAGGTGCGGGTGTCGACGTCGTCGACGGAACCGCCGGCACCGGTCGGGTCGGATCTGTTGGATGCGATGCGTGTGGTGGAGGTGGCGGTGTCGTGGTCGCACGTTGACCTGTCCACGGTCGCGAATAACCGGCACGACATCGCCTACCTGGGGGAGCTGCTGCTGGACCGTCACGCCCCCGAGGACGGCATCCGGTCCGGGTGGTCTGTTCAGGACGCGGTGGATCAGTGGGGGGTGGAACGTCGCGACACGGACACGTTCGTGTTCCCGACCGAGGACGAGGACGACGAGGCTGGGGCGCCGGTGCGGGAGTGGTTCGACCCGCTGCTGACGGTGGAGCAGGCGGCGAAGCGGCACAAGCTCACGCAGCGTGCCGTGCAGAAGTGGGTGACGAAGGGTCTCATCGCCCCCGTCGCTCGCACCCGTGGCCCCCGTGGGTCGGTCCTGTCGTACTTCTACGCGTCGACGATCGACGAGGTTTCGGCGGGGAGATGCGAATGCCACCCCGCCTGACCCTCGACCCGGACTGTGTCGCTGAGAAGCATCACGCGTGTCTCGGGAACGCGTGGGACTTGGAGACCGATACCCCGACTGATTGCGCCTGCGGGTGCCACGAGAAGGAGCGAACCGATGAGCACTGACCCCGAAGCCCGCGAGAGCCTGGCGCGCGCGATGCGCGCTGACACCATTCGGCGCACGTACCCGCCGATGATGGCCGAGGAGGCGAACCCCGCCCCCGCGACCTTCGACTACATGAAGGCGGATGTCGCTCTCGCGTGGATGGCTGAGCAGGGCTACTCCAAGCCCCGAGAAGCCGACACCGACGAGCGATCGCTCCCTCCCGGCCCTCCTGTACCCCCAAGACACTGGGAGGGCATTCCGGGGGCTCACCCCGTGGTATCTCGGGAGAAGTTGGCCGACGATCCGATCGCCGTCGCTCAGGGTCTATTGAGGGGCTATGGGCATGGCGATGTGGCGGCAGCACTACCCGCGGCGGGCTACTCCAAGCAGCACCCGCCCACCGTCACGGACGAGATGGTAGAAGCCGCGATCGCTGCGGAGGAGGTCGCGTTCCGGCAGATGCAGGTTCCGTACATGCGAATGCGCAACATCCTCGCCGCCGCTCTCGGTGCTGTTCGTCCCGCACCCGAACCGCCCACGGTCGAGGAGTGGATCGAACGGGTCGGAGCCGAGCGCGCCCGGCACCCGGAGAAGGGCTACGACGCCGCGCACGACCTCGAGCATGGCCCGGATCACCTGCTGAACTGGGCGATCGCCTACTCCCGGCGCGGTGAGGCGGAGAAATCCTCCTCACTGATCGCCGCCGCTCGCGATGTGCTCCGCGCTGCCCGTCCCGCTCCCGAACCGGAGTGCATTTGCTACGGCCCGCTCGACTCGCGATGCGGAATGCACGGTGCTGATGCTGTCGGCGATGCCACCCCCACACCGCAATCCGACGCCCGACCAGTTCAGTGCTCTGATCACAACCCGGTCCAGCACCGCGACGCCCGTCCGCCGTGGTGCAACCGCTGCGGCCTCACGGCGGACTACCGCAAGCCCGTCGGGCCACTGGACCGTGCCGCTCGACCTGAACCTGAAAAGGAACCAGCGCTGCCGTACGTCGTGCGTAACGGTGCCGGCCGCCTACGCGCTCGCTTCGAGTCGGAGAAGCACGCGGAACAGTTCGCCCGCACGCTCGCAGGCGGCCGCGTCGTCGATCAACACGGAAAGGGAGTGAATGCTGATGAACAGTAAGTCGATCACCCGATGGCTCACTCGACGCCGAGAAGCGGCGGGCCGGGCATGGCTCATCGAGCAAGAGCGCTGCCGACGCAAGTGGGTGACCTCCACGGCGCTGCGCCAGTACCGCCTCCGGTTCGTGATGTGGGACCTCCTTCTCGACGCCTGGACCGTTCGCGGCGGTCGCGGGAAAGCGCAAATCGGATTCGTTCTAGGAACATCCCTCGATGGCGAAGAGCAAGTCATCTTGATGCGGAAGGACGGATTGTGGAGGGTCCCTCCGCGAGCAGCCCCGGACATGCACGCCTGCGTTGTTCGTCATTCGCAAGCAAGGGAGACAGACGAGCGTGCCGCAGTGCGCCCCGCGCCCGAACCGACCGAAGGAGAGACGCGATGAAGTACCCCACACTCATTTCGATGCGGGACGACGGTGGATGGGCCGCGATCCTCGAGGGGCACAATCTGCCGCAGAGCGTTCTCGATCGGGCGGAAGTCGAGATGATCGGCGAGCCGGATGACGGCTGGTTCACGAAAGTCGAGGAGGTCTACCTCGAGTGGGTGCCGCGGGTGAAGTGGTGCTCTCGCTATCCGCTCAGCGATGGCTTCGGGTGTGACAACGAGGGGCAATGGCACGGCCACTGGTTCGCGGTGCAGGACACACCCCACGAGCGCTGTCACTTCACGGTCATCCGGCACACCGACATCAACCCAGCGGACGGGAGCGAGTGATGGGAACTGTCCGATACACCGGCGACGACATCGCCGCCGCGTTCAACCGGCCCCTCCCGAGCACGCCCTGCGCGGGATGCGGGCACCGCCGCCGCGACCACCGACGCGAGGTCGTCAAGCCGGGGATGTTCGACGGAATCGAGGAGCACCACGAATGTCGCCGCCGCGACCGGAGGCGCAAAGCGGGCGTCTGCCCGTGTGCCCGTTTCGTCGAACCGGAGGCAGACCGATGACCTACTCCGTCGTCCCGCCCCACCACAAGATTCTGTGCGTCAAGGTCACGGAGCTGGTTCCGTTCATTGCGTCGTGGTCATGGTCGACGGATTCGGTTCGGGACCGATGAGCGGGCTTGACGAGGCCGCCATCCTCACCCGAATCGACGCAGCACTGTCCGCCAGCACGGTCATGCATCACACGGACGTGTTCGAGAAAGCCAGAGAGCTACACGAGGCACTCCGCCTGGCACGGGCACTGTTGCAGGAGCGCGACCGATGAGCGGCCTCCGGATCGTTCCCGTGGATCTGAAGACGGCCCAGCAGTTCGTCGCAGCGCACCACCGGCACAACGAGCCGCCCATCGGCCACAAGTTCAGCGTCGGCGTCGCGAACGGCGAGCAGCTGGTGGGCGTCGCGATCGTCGGCCGGCCGGTCTCTCGCGTCATCCAATCCGAGGGCGCAACGCTCGAGGTCATCCGCACCGCGACGGACGGCACCCGAAACGCGAACTCGATGCTCTACGGCGCAGCCCGCCGCGCAGCATTCGCGCTCGGCTACGACCGCCTCATCACCTACACCCAGGCGGACGAGTCCGGCGCGAGCCTCCGGGCTGCCGGGTTCCGTGTCGTCGCGCAACGCCCGCCGCGTCCCGGCTGGGACACCCCGAGCCGTCCGCGCACGAACAAGGCGGACCAGGTGCCGCGGACGCTGTGGGACGCCGCTGCCGCTCCCGTACCGACAGAGGAGACAGACCGATGACCGGGCGCGATCTCGGTAGGCTCGGCGCCATGACTGCGAAGATCGTTGGGTACACCATCCGAGACACCGAAAACCACGACCGCTCGAACGTAGTCCTGCATCTGCAGGACGGCAACGAGGCATCCGATCTCATCGTGCCGGTGAGTCGGGAGTTCCTCGACGAGATCCGAGAGCCGCTGGCACGGGAAGCGGAACGCGCGAAGCCCTGACGCATCTTGCGAGATTCGTGCCACGGCTGTTCGCCAGTCAGTGGTAGGCTCTGCCTTGCAGAACAGTTATCGGAAGCCTCATCCTCACGGGTGGGGCTTTCGTCGTTCCAGGGTTTCGGACGGTGCCCCGTCCGGATCTCGTCCCGCCGCCACACGCTCACATCCCTCTGCAGAGCGACCTTTCGCCATGATCGTCCGCATCCGCCCTTCGGTGGCCGTTGAGGGGTAGCGACGTAGACGGTCGCATAGCGCACCCTGAGCGGTGATGAGTGGCGGGACGCAGTCTTCCTCGCTGGTCTCCCGCTGTGGCGGCGTGTGCGGGTTGAAGGGGTCGCGTGGCTGCGGCCGTCCGAATGCTGGTCGCGTGGGGTGACCGGCTACACCGAGAGCGGGGTGCCCGGATGGTGTCGCCCCGCTCTCGTAGATCGGGAAGGTCCACCCGGTGAGCACGAAGCGGAAGATCACCAGGCGGTTCATCGCACTACGTGACGAGTTCCGGGAGCAGTGCAGACAGGAACACGCCAGCTGCTGGATCTGCGGTCAAGACCACATCGACTACGAAGCCCCGCACGACGACTACTCGAACGACGACCGCTTCGAACTCGACCACTATTACCCAGTGTCCACTCACCCTGAGCTGCAAGAGGACCCCGCGAACTTCCGCCCATCAGCCGCAGGATGCAACCGTCTACGCGGCAACGGGCCACCACGTCCCGGACTCGGCATCCCCAGCCAAGCCTGGACGTAGACGATCATCCCGCCAATGCGCGCCCACCAATTAGGACGGACAACTGACATGGCAGCGATCGCAGCAACTCTCACCGGCAAGGTGCTGATCCAGATCGGCGAGGGCGAACCCGTCGAGGTCGGCACGGTGGAGATCCCCATCCACGTCGACACCCGCCCCATCAGACCGCACGGAACGCTCCGGGGCAGCGACTCCTCCGCATCGTGAGGGAACGACGCCCTCGCCCGACCACGCCCCCGCCCAGGCCGACCATGCCGTCGTGCCCGCGGTGCGGCATCGCGTTCGATCTGCGGAATACCCGAGCGCACCGACGCTGCCTCCGCATGCAGACGCGGGAAGAACGACGCGCAGCACGAGAACGCGAACGACTCGCACGCGCATGGATGGGGACGCACCGATGATCACCCGATGGCTCACCCGACACCGGGAAGCAGCAGGCAGGGCATGGCTCACCGAGCAAGAGAGATGCAGACGCAAGTGGGTAACCTCCACCAACCTGCGCCAGTACCGCCGACGCCTCGCACTCTGGGACTTGCTCCTCGACACCTGGACCCGGAACGGCACACGACAGCCCTAGACCGACAGGGGGAGGGGCGTTTCCATCCCGGCGAAAGCCGCGAACCCGGAACACCTCCCGCACGGTCGGTTCCTCTCTCCCCGAGTCGTTCGATAGGGGGTCACGCGCGGATAGGAGGTGTGGCATGGCTCGATTCGTCGAGGAGGGCGTCGCTGAGGCGCTCGAGCGGTCGCTGAAGAACGCGCCGCACCTTCGTGCACGCCACTCCGCCGCTGTCGCCGCCGCCCGGGCGCTCGCTCGGAAGATCGACGCCTGGGACCAAATCGTGGATTGGGCGAACGAGGACGCCGCCGAAAGCGGGAGCCGCCCGAAGGTCCCCGCCAATGACAACGTCTCGCTGGCGAGCTTCGGGAAGTACCTCGACATGCTCGGGCTGATGCCCGCGGATGAGAACGCCGGCAAGTCGACGTCCGCCACTCCAGCGAAGACGACCGCGAGGCCGCCGACCCCGATCGACGCGATGCGGCAGAAGCTCGGACGAGCCTGATCGCGTGGAGGTGGCCGTGGCTGGTCTCGCCTTCGGCATCACTGAGCCTCGTATCTGGACCAAGCCGCTCCGCGAGCTGACGCCGAAAACGTCCCGCGGGTTCGAGGTCATCGACTTCGCCCGTGATGTCCTGAACGTCACACTGCTGCCCTGGCAGGAGTGGCTGCTGATTCACCTGCTCGAGTTGAATCCCGACGGAACGATGCGGTTCCGCAAGGCTCTGGTCATCGTCGGGCGGCAGAACGGCAAGACCCTGATCGGCGCGGTGCTCGCTGCGTTCTGGATCTACGTCGATGCGGGTCGCTGGCCGGAGCAGCTGCGCGAGTTCGACTTCGTCGTGGTAGGCGCGGCGCAGAAGCTTGACATCGCGATGAAGCCCTGGCGGCAGGTTCGCCGATGGGGTGCCCCTGACGATGTGAAGGTCGGAATCGCCCCCGACCGGGTGTCGATGCTCCAGGAGTACACCTACCCGCCGCGGACCACGAACGGTGAGACCGAGCTGAAGACGCTCGGTGGCGCCACGTACCTGCCGCGCACGTTCGACGGCGCACGCGGCCACTCCGCGGCGCGGCTCATGCTTGACGAGTTGCGTCAGCAGTACGACTACGAGGGCTGGTCGTCGATTGAGAAGTCCGCGAACGCGATGTACGACTCGCTGCTTGTGGCGTTCTCCAACGCCGGCACGCTTCGTTCGCGTGTCCTGAAGGATGTTCGCGACATCTCCCATGAAGGCGTGGAGGATCCCGATACCGAGTGGTTCGTCGCGGAGTGGTCAGCTGAGCCGGACGCTCCGCTGACCGACGAGAAGGCTTTTGCTCAGGCGAACCCGTCTGCGGGGCATCTCCCTGGCATGACGATCCGCGGTCTCATGCGCACGGCCGCGAAAGCGCGGGAGAAGAACGTCGAGCGCATCGAGGTGCTCGGTCAGTGGGTCACGGCGGAGATCGTCCCGTACCTGGACTTCCCGTCGTGGGCTGACTGCGCCGATGCGCCGCAGGTCGACGAACGGGGCGTCCTCGTGTACGAAGGATCGACCCTCCCGGCCGGCACCCGCAAAGTGCTCGGTGTCGATGTCTCCGGCGACAGGAAGATGGCGTACGTCGCTGTCGCCGGAATACGTGACGACGAGCTCGCGCACGTTGAGGTCATCGCGCAGCGTCCCGGAATGCTGTGGCTCGAGGATCACCTCGATGAGGTGCGCGCGAAGACGGGCATCAACGAGATTGCCCTCCAGGGCCGCGGCGCTCCGGTTTCGGATCTAGCCGAGACGCTTAAGCGCGCTGGATGGAACGTGCACGAGATATCCGGTACGCCGCTTCTGAACTCGGCCGGTCGACTCCATGACGCGGTTCGTGACCGGCGTCTGCGGCACCGTGCGCAGCCCGCCGTGGACATCGCCGCCGAGAACGGCACCACGAAGACCCTCAACGGCATGCCCGTGTGGGATCGCGAAAAAGCGCCCGTCGATATCGCCCCGATCATCGCGATCAGTATGGCGCTCTACGCGCTGCTGACTACTGACGCTCCGGAGCCGGAAACGTCGGCCTACGAGGATCACGACCTCGTCATCGTCTAGGAGGTTCCCGTGTTCTTCATGCCTGGACGCAAGGTGACCGTCTCCCTGACCGACGGTTCGGTGCTCTCCGGCCGCACGCGGCTCGCCTGGTTCGGTCGACTGCATCTCGTGGAGGTGTCCACGCAGCAGGGCGACGTCCCCGGCGTGGTCATCGTCTACGCGCGCAGCGTGCTTACCGTGCAGGTGCTCGCCTGATGGTCGGGTTCACGGTGGGCTCGGAGATCGTTCGTGCTGGTCCGGACCCGCTTACGGGGGTGTCGGCGAGCTCTGCGGATTTCCTGGTACCGGACCCCGGCATCCCGCTCACGCGTATGACGACGTTGTCGAAGCTCACGCCGGAGAAGGCGTGGAAGACGCAGCCTTCCCTCCGGAAAGTGGTCGGGTTCATCGCCCGGAACGTCGCTTCTGTGCCGTGGAAGGTGTACGAGCGACTCGACGATGACGATCGGCAGCGCGCCTCCGGGTCGCTCGCCGAGCAGCGTCTGCGTCAGCCGCACCGGTTCCTGTCGGGCTTCAAGCTCATGGAACGCCTGACCATCGATAAGTGCCTGTACGACCGGTGGGCGGTGTTCCTCGACCCGGACGGTGTGCCGCACCGCATCCCGCCTCGCGCGCTCGTCATCGAGTCGAACGCGATGGACGAGATCCGGTTCGTCGGCGTCAACGTCGCCGGACGCACGGTCGACATCACCGACCTGCCCCTCGCGCTCGGCACGGGCTGGGACGCCTGGTCGGGCGACGGGATCTCCCCCCTCACAACACTCGACGCCATCCTCTCCGAGCAGACCAACGCGGTGGAGTGGCGACGGAAGCTGTGGGAGGAGCGCCCGAAGTTCGCGGGCATCATCAAGCGCCCAGCCGGTGCACCGAAGTGGGAGCCCGAAGCTCGCACCCGCTGGGTGCAGGCATTCCGCGACTTCCGTGACAGCAAAGCCGGCGGCGCCCCCATCTTCGAAGACGGGATGGAGTGGGAGGACTGGAGCAGCAGCGTCACCCCGAAAGACGCGATGGACATCGAGGGGCGTCGGCTCACCGACGCTGAGGTGGCATCGGCGTTCTACATCCCGCCCGAGCTCGTCGGTGCCCGCGAAGGGACCGCGTCCAACGTGTCCGCGTTCCGGCAGATGCTGTTCGGGCCGGCGCTGGGTCCGCATTTCGAGGAGTTCCAGCAGGCGTTCAACGCGGAGATCATCCCAACGCTGGCCGGTACGACGTTCTACGCCGAGATGGACCGGCAAGCAGCGATCAACGGCTCGATCATCGAGCAATCGCGGGTGTTGTCGACGGCGGTCGGTGGGCCCTGGATGACACGCGCGGAAGCGCGAGGCATGCAGAACCTCCGAAAGCTCGAGGGCACGGAAGAACTGATACTCCCGCTGAACGTCATCGAAGGCGGACAGGCCTCCCCCCAGGACGGGATCACGGGCGGCGACGGCGAAGACCGCGGCATCGGCGACGAGCAGGAGCCGACCGCATGACGAAGGGAAGCCGACATGGCAGCGCCTGCAGTGCGTGAAGCGCGCAAGAGCTTCACCGCATCTCTAAAGGCCACGAACGACGAAGCGGGCACCTTCACGGCGCTGGTCTCGGCATACGGCGTCGTCGACTCGTACGACGAGGAGGTGATGCCCGGCGCGTTCGACAAGTCGCTCGAGCGGTTCGGTGACGACCCGATCCCGATCATGTGGAACCACCAGTGGAGCGCGCTCGGCGCGCACCTGGGCGGCGCGAAAGGCGTCGAAACCGATGACGGATTCGTCATCGAGGGATGGTTCGACATGGACGACCCCGACGCGGTGAAGGCCTACCGGCTGCTCAAGTCCGGGCGCATCAAGGAGTTCTCGATCGGCGGGTTCGAGCCGTCCGAAGGGATCCGACGCGTCGAAAAAGACGGCCGCACGATCTGGCAGGTCTACGAGTTCGAACTCGTAGAGGTGTCACTGGTGCTGCGTGGCGCGAACCCCGAAACCCGGCTGATCGACGTGAAGTCGGCTGCCGAGCTCGTAGAGGCGACGACCGACCCGGTCGCGCCCGACGGCGAAGACCACACGACCGCTGCTGAACCGAACCTCGGTGACGCGGACGAAGCCCCCGAAGACTCGGGGGTCTTTCACCTGGCGCAGAAGCGAGCTTCCGCGCTGCTCGACCTGATCACCTGATCAGCAACCGGCCCGCAAGGCCAGAAAGGAGATTCCACGTGAATCTCAAGCAGAAGCTCGCGGCCCTGCAGGCTGAGGCCGCCGAGCTGCGCAAGAAGAGCGCCGAGGACCTCACCGAGGAAGACGTCGCCCGTATCCCCGATCTGAAGGCCGAGATCACCGACACCGAGTCGAAGATCAAGGCACAGGAGACCGCCGCCGCTGCTCTCAAGGACGCGTTCGCGGCCGACGAGCAGCACGGTGACGAGCCGGTCGTGAAGGGCCGTCCCGAAGCTCCGAAGTCCCTCGGTGACGCGTTCGTCGCATCGGAGGCGCTGAAGGAGTTCCGCGAGCGTCACCCGAACGGCGTCGCAAAGAACACCCCGATCAACGTCGAGGCCCGCCGGTTCGCGACGAAGGCCGCGTCGGTCCGCGCCATCAAGGCGCCGCTCAACACGGTCGACAACGGCGACACCGCCCCGACCCGGCTGCCCGGCATCGAGGACGTCACCTACCGCCGCCCGAACACCCTGCTGGACCTGATTACGGTCGGGACCACGCAGGCCGCGTGGCTGCAGTACCGGCAGCTCGTCGGCGTGACGAACAACGCGTCGATCGTCCCCGAGTCGCTCACCAACAACGGTGTCGGCGTCGCGGGCGGCGTTAAGCCGATCTCGGACCTCGAGACCCGCATGGCGGACGCGAAGGCGCACACCTACGCCGACGGCATCGAGGCGACCACGCAGGAGCTGAACGACGACGGCGCCCTCGCGGCGCTGATCAACGGCATCCTCGCGCAGAACCTCCGCGACGAGATCGAGCGGGTCGTCCTGGCCGGTGACGACGCGAACGAGGAGCCCAACGGCATCCTCAACACCACGGGCGTGCTGCAGCAGGCCTTCGCCACCGACATGGTCACGACCATCCGCAAGGGCAAGACGCTGCTGCGCGAGACGTCGCAGACGGTCGCGCAGGCGATCCTCGTCAACCCGGAGGACGCCGAGAAGCTCGACCTGCTCAAGGACGGGAACCAGCGCTACTACGGCAACGGCCCGTTCGGCGTCGGCCCGGAGACGGTGTGGGGCGTGCCCCGCATCGAGTCCTCTGCGATCCCGGCCGGCCAGGCGCTGATGGGCGACTTCCGCGCCGTGCAGTTCCTCGTGTACGAGGCACTGTCGGTCCTCGCGTTCAACCAGCACAAGGACTACGCGCAGCGGAACCTCGTCTACATCCGCGCCGAGCTCCGCGGCCTGCAGATGATCCGGCAGCCCGCGAAGCTCGCCCTGCTCGACCTGGCGGTGTGACCGTGGCGGAGATGATCACCCACGGCGGGCGCCGCTATCGTCGCCCAGACGCCATCAAGGCGGGACTCATCAGCGAGCAGGTAGACGTGGTCCTGGCGGCCGATGGCGGAGAACCGGAGACGGTCAGCGCCGAGGTCGTGGATGGGACCGTGGACCGCGATCCGGCGGCCGACGCGGCGACCAAGGTCGTCGATCCCGAAGTGACCAAGGTGCGCGAGCCCGACACGGCCAAGGGCCGCGGGCGCCGGGCATCCTCGGCCGAGTAACCGAGAGGTGGTGGCAGGCGTGACGACTCCCCCGATCGTGACCGGACAGACGCAGGTTGACCCGGCGTTCTGGCTCAACGCGGCGAATGCTGCGGTGCGTCGCGAATGCGGGTGGCATGTTGCGCCTGTCATCACCGAAACTCTCACGCTGGACGGCAGGGGTGGCACTCGCCTGCTCCTGCCGTCCCAGCGCATCGCCGCCCTCGCAGCGGTGACCAACGACGGCGAAGACGTCATCTCTCGCGTCCGGTTCTCGCGCCGCGCCGGCATCCTCACTCTCGCCTCGGGATGGTCCGAGGACGTCGGCTCGATCGAAGTGACCCTGACGCACGGGCACCCGATCGAGGAGGTGCCGGACGTCGCCGCTCTCATCGTCGCCCTCACGAAACGGGCCGCAGCAGCAGGGGTGTCAGCGGTGGCGCAGCAGGGCATCGGCTCGGCTTCCGTCCGATACGCCATCGGCGCCGACGGTGCACCACTCAGCCTGCCGCTCCTCGCGTCTGAGAAGGCCGCCCTCGCGCCGTTCGTTCTGAACTGGGAGCCGTGATGGGCTGGCTCGACAGCCTGTCGACTGACGGCACTGTGTTCCCGCACGGCTCCACCGTCTACAGGCTCCGTGGCGGCATGATGCCCGACCCCTACAACCCGGATGCGCAGATCCCGGAGAACTGGGACGAACCCGACGTGCTTGAGATCGTCGGCGCCTTCATCGCCCAGACATCGACGTCGATGCTGCGCACAGCGACCCGGGAGCAGGCGGTCGAATCGAAGTCGCTGTTCTGCTCGGGCGACTCGGACCTGCAGAAGGGCGACCGGATTCGTGACGGCGACGAGGGCGCACCGGTCTACACGATCGACGGCATCCCGCCTATGGCGGACTCGAACCCGTGGACCGGGTGGACCCCGCCGCGAGAGGTCCCGCTGACGCGATACGTCGGCTGAACGGAGGACGCCATGGCTGCCAAGGGCCAGACGACGATCGAGTTCAACGACGCGTTCTTCGACGAAATCATGCGGTCCGCTGGCGTCGAGTCGCTGACGAAGGACGCTGCGACTCGCGCGGCCTCGATCGCTCGGGCCACCGCTCCTGTCGACACCGGTTCGTATCGCGATCAGATCCGAGTGATCGTCCGGGAATCCCGTTACCGACGCGTCTACCGGGTCGTTGGTAATGATCCGAAGACATTGCTCATCGAGTCCAAGACCGGGAACCTCGCTCGTGCGCTGAAGGCGGCGAAGCAATGAGGGTCGAACCTCCGGAGCTCGAGCACTGGCTGACCAGCTACGTGCGCGCCCTCGCCGTCGCCGAGGAACTCGACGTCCAGGTCGGCAACAAAGAGCCACCGAAGTTCGCCCTCCCGCTCGCGCGGCCTCTGATCGTGATCCGCGACGACTCCGGCCCACGCCTGTCGCACGTGACGTTCGACAGATCCGTCGGCGCCTCCGTGCTCGCCGGGACGAAGCTCAACGACAAGCCTGCCAAGGACCTTGCCCGGTGGCTCGCAGGCGTGCTGTTCGATCTGGACCTGCCGCTCGTCGACGGCTCCCCGATAGCGGCCGTCAGACCAGACGGGTGTAACGGCCCGTATGACGTCCCAGAAGGCCTCGACGTGTCACGCCAATACATGACAGCGCAGTACGTCGTGTCCGGCTCATGGTGAGCCAACTCATCCCATCGAAGCCCGCTCAGCGGGAGAAGGAGTAACACTCATGGCCGCTGACTCTCAGGGCAACGACCTGGACGCCGTTGGCGTCCCCATCACCGGCCTGGCGGCGTTCGCGCCGCTGCTCGAGGCCAACGTCATCGCGAAGGAAGAACTCGCCGCCTCGCCGCTGGTGCTCCCGGCGGCGTTCAAGCGCGTCGGCCTGTACAAGTCCGACGGCGGTCCCGCAGCGTCCCGCGAAGCCGGCGACGCGATCGAGTTCTTCCAGATCGGCTACTCGAAGGCAGGCGCGGGCACCCGCACCGTCGTCATCGGCATGGCCGAGCAGAACCCGACCGTGCTGGCGCTCACCGAGGGCGCCACGCCGGACGCGAACGGTGTGATCGAGGTCTCCTCCTCGCTCCCGGACAACCGGTTCATCCTCCTCAACGTCGTGCGCTACCGCGGCGGGCTCGAGAAGCGCCAGGAGGGCGCCGCGTCGATCACGGCCGTCGAGTACGACCAGTCCGAGCGCGGCTCGGTCGAAGGCGTCAACGTGACCTTCACCTGGCAGGAAGACGACCTGTTCAACGGCGCCCCGTTCTGGCAGTTCGGTCCCGCCGTCCCCGGCGCGGCTCCCGTCACGCCGTGATCAGACGACTGGCCGGGGTGTCATCGGGTCGCCCCGGCCAGTCCCATCAACCAACCCGACCCCACCCGATAACCCGATTGGAGAGCCATCATGGCCGCCACCAGCAAGACCGCAGTCCCCGAGTACGACTTCGACGCGTGGACCGAGGAGGACGAGAACAAGGCAATCGCCGCGCTCGTCCCCGAGGTGAAATACATCATCGTCGAGCGCATGTTCGTCGGGCGCTTCCCCGACGGCGTGATCGTGAAGCTCCCGCTGTCGATCAGCCTGAACGACATCGACGAGATGTCCGAACGCACCCCGAACCCCGTCGACCAGGTGAAGAGCCTGCTCCTCACCATCGGCGGTGAGGACGCCGTCGGCGAGTTCACGAAGCACGACCTCGCCGAGACGATGGTGATGGCGGAGAAGTTCTTCACGGTCTTCAGCCGCATCGCCGGGGCATCCCTCCCGGAATCCTGAGCGTCGCCCAGACCATCCGAGACCACCGCCGGACGGTCGCGCGCACGCTGCGCGAGACGTTCGGGGTGGGTCTCTCGGATCTGGGCGACGCCGTCTCCTGGGGAGAAACGATCGACCTCATCGAGGAAGCAGCATCGGACCCGTCCACCGCGCTCGGCGCGGAGCTCGCGGGCTGGGGATACCCGGCGTCGATGATCCAGCTGATCACGATGGCGGGCCAGGTCGGGAAGCCCGCGATGAAGCTCATGCCGTGGGTCATGAAGAACCCGCGCCGCGCCGGCGCACACGCATCGGCCGATGAGGTCGCGGTCGCGCAGGCAGAACTCGAGGACGGCATCGTCTTCAGCAGCTAGGAGGTGCCATGTCGTCCGAGGTCGCCTCCGGTCACGTCAGCATCTTCCCCGTCATGACGGGCTTCCGAAGCCGCGTCACGAAGGGGGTCCAGGAAGCAGGAGCGGCTGGCGCGAAGTCGTTCGACCGCAGCTTCAAGGGCGCGGGCGCAGCGACAGGCCGTGCCCTCGGGCGTGACCTCAAGTCGGCGCTGACGTCGAGTGCTGGCGACCTCGGCTCGGGCGCGATGAAGAAGCTGACCGGCGAGGTCGCTTCCGCATCGTCTGCGCTGGCCCGTGTCCGGCTGAAGCAGCAGGACGACGCGGGCCGCGTGCGGATCGCGGAGACGCGACTCGCGGAAGCGGTTGCGAAGTCCGGCGCGAACTCTTCGCAGGCCGTCGCTGCGGAGGAACGCCTCGCGTCAGCACGACGCGTGCACGCGACCACGACCGACGCCGTCACCGCGGCGACGTCGCGGCTCCGCGCGTCTCAGGCATCGCTGCGCACGGCTCAGGACGCGGTGCGGGCGTCGCAGGATGGCGCCGCCGCTTCCTCTGGCCGGTTCCGCACGATGCTGCAGGGACTCGGCAGCACCGCTGCGACCGGGTTCCAGTCCGTCGTCGGCGCCGCATCTCGCGTCGCCGGTGCGGTGGGGCGGACTCTCGGGTCCGGGATCCAGACCGCCGCAACGGGAGCCGTCACAGTCGCGGCCGCAGGCATCGGCATCGCACTGTCGAAGGGCTTCTCCCGCCTCGGCGCGATCGACACCGCCCGCGCGAAACTGACCGGCCTCGGGAACGACGCCGACGCCGTCAAGGCGATCATGGGCGACGCGCTCGCCTCAGTCCGCGGCACCAGCTTCGGACTCGGCGAGGCGGCGACTGTCGCTGCCGGCGCGGTCGCTGCGGGCATCAAGCCCGGCGAGCAGCTGCAGGGCACCCTGAAGGGCATCGCGAACGTCTCCGCGGCGGCCGGTACCTCGATGGAGGAGACCGGGGCGATCTTCAACAAGGTCGCGTCCTCGGGACGCGCCTACACGGAGAACCTGAACCAGCTGGCAGACCGGGGCATCCCGATCTATCAGGCGCTCGCAACGCAGCTGGGCGTCACCACGGACGAGGTCCGTGAGATGGCGACCCGGGGCGAGATCGACTTCGCTACGTTTTCGGCCGCCGCGGCCACTGCTGCGGGCACCGTAGCGGACGAGATAGGTAAGACCGTCCCCGGCGCTGCGAAGAACTTCTTCGCAGCCATGGGCCGGATCGGCGCGAACGCGCTCGAGCCCATCTACGGCAAGATCGCGCCGCTGATCCTCGCCGCGACGTCGGCGCTCGGTCCCATTGAGGAGCGGGCAAAGGCGTTCGGGCAGGTACTGCTGAACGCTGTGGGCCCCGCGCTCGACTGGCTCACCGGCCTGCTCGAACGCATCGGGTCCGGAGCGCTCACGGTGTCGGGCGGGTTCTCGAACCTGATGGGCATCGCGGGACCGCTGACGGGAATCGTCGCGGCGCTCGGGGCCGGTGGGTTCGCTGGGCTTCTCGCGAAGCTCGGACCTCTCGGGGCTCTACTGCCTGGACTGGGCGGCGCTCTCACGGCACTCGCCTCACCCCTCGGGATCGTCGGCGCAGCGCTCGCTGGATTCGCGCTCTCGGGCGGGGACTTCTCCGGACTCGTCACCGGGATCACCGGCATCGTCACGCAAATCGTCTCGGCACTGCCGGGAATGGTCGCCCAGATCGCGCAGTTCATCCCCGCGCTGGTTGACGGGATCCTCTCGCAGGTTCCCACGCTGCTGTCCGCTGGTACCGAGATCGTCATGGTCCTTGTCCAGGGTCTGGTCACGGCGATCCCGACGATCGTGTCCGGCGCGGTCGCTCTCGTGCAGGGCCTGCTGCAGGCCATCGTGGCGAACCTGCCGATGATCATCACCGGCGCGATACAGCTGGTGACCACGCTCCTGCAAGGGATCGTCAACGCGCTCCCGTTCCTCGTGTCGGGAGCGCTGCAGCTCGTCGACGCTCTGCTCATCGGCATCGTCTCCGCACTCCCTCTGATCATCGAGGGCGGCGTGCAGCTGCTGCTCGCGCTGCTGATGGGCATCGTCAACGCGCTCCCTCAGATCATCCAGCTCGCGCTCGACGTCGTGATGACGCTGCTCGACACGATCGTCACCGCGCTGCCGATGATCATCGAGGCCGGCATCCAGCTGCTCCTGTCGCTGGTCACTGGACTCGTGGAGGCGCTGCCGCAGCTCATCACCGCGGCGATCGACCTGGTCATCCAACTGGTGACGGGGCTGCTGAAGATGCTGCCGCGGCTGATCGAGGCGGGCATCACGCTCGTGGTGTCGCTCATCCAGGGCATCGTCGGGGCGATCCCGAAGATCATTGCGATGCTGCCGCAGATCATCGAGGCGATCTGGAACGGCCTCATCAGCGTCGACTGGCTCGACCTCGGCGTGCAGATCGTGCAGGGCATCATCAACGGACTGATCTCGATGGGGTCCGCCGTCGTCGATGCGATCGTCGATCTGGCGTCGGGTGCGTTCGAGGGGTTCAAGGACTTCTTCGGCATCGCGTCACCGTCGAAGCTCATGCGTCGAGAGACGAAGTGGGTTGTTGCCGGGTCGGTCCTCGCTATCGAGGACGAGGCGCCGAAGTTCACGGCTGCCCTCGTCGGGATGGCGGAGAACGCCTCTCAGCGCGCGCAGGCGGCGATGGGAACCGTCACCGCGGAAGTAGCTGCAACAGCTGCGAGCGGGGCGCGGACGGCGTCCGGCGCGGGGGCGTTGGGCGGTGAGGTTCCGGGCGTGCCGGCGAAGAGCGTCGTGCAGAACATCTACCCGCAGCAGACGGATCCGCGGTTGCAGATGCGTCAGTGGCAGCGGGAAGCAGAGAAGGAGTTCGCATCGTCATGACCGAGCTCTCTGCGATCACGCTGATGCCGCTGGTCGGTACGGGCGCCCCGGTCACCCTCCCGAGCTTCGCGGCTCAGGGGTGGTCGTTCCGGGACCTCGTCGACTGGTGGGGGACCACGCCGGCGAAGGGCTCGCCTGTCGAGCGACCGCAGGGGCACGGCGCTTTCGAAACGTCGCAGTCTCTGCGGTCGTCGCGTGCGATCTCCATCTCGGCGAACTACATCGGTGAGTCGCAGGCTGAGGTCGAGGACGCGTTCGACACGTTGTCCGCGGTCGGCGCCGAGGGGCCTGTGCTGATGACGGTCACCACGCCGGCGGGTTCATCTCAACGTGTGGTGACGATCGAGGACACAGCGCCGACGCGTCACCGCGGCGGATCTCCGATCGGCGGTATGACGGTCGACATGATCGCGCGGGACCCGCGCCGGTACTCGTCGGGGGAGTGGTTTTCCACCCCGCCGCCGTCGGCGGGGCAGGGTCTCGTGTGGCCGGCCGTGTGGCCTGCGGTGTGGCCCGGCGGCGGGTCGTCGGGGCGCGTGGAGCTCGCGAACGCCGGCAAGGCACCGTCGGCGCCCACGTTCCGTCTGCTGGGCGGGTTCGAGTCGGCGGTCATCACGTGCGTCGAGAACGGCCGCCGGATCGGGTTCGCCCGCCCTGTGGCTGCGGGGTCGATGGTCGAGATCGACGTGAAGACGAAGCGTGCGTTGCTTGACGGGCAGTCGGACGTGTCCCGGTGGCTGCGGTTCCGTGAGTGGACCGAGGTCCCTGGCCTGATGTCGCGGACGTTCCAGTTCGACGCGGACGGTGGCGAGATGATCACGAAGGTGGATCACGCATGGTGGTGACCCGTATCTCCGTGTTCGAGACCCGCTCCGGCGCGGTGGTCGACGAGATCGACCCGTCGCAGCACGACTGGCAGGAGCAGTCGAACACTGCGGAGACGGTGAACCTCAGCATGGTCGACGGGATCGCCGGCTGGCGGAACCTCTTCACCCCGTGGAAGCACTCGATCGCGGTAGAGGTCGGGAACCGCGTCATCGGTGGGCCGATCGTCCTGCCGGGTGACTTCGACGGCGACAAGCGGGTCCTCTCCGTCACGGCTCGCGGGTTCCGGTTCATGCTCGACCGCATCCCCGTCCTGTCCGCTGCGGCGCTGACCCAGCCCCTCGCGCCTGGCGGAGAGCCCGACACGAGCCTCGAGACGACGATCACGGGTTTCGACCGGGGCACGATCGGGAAGAAGCTCGTGCAGCAGGCGCTCACCTGGCCCGGGTGGAGCGACATCCCGATGACCTTCCACCCCGACCGTCCCGGCACGCGGACACAGACGTACGCGGCGGTTGACCGGAAGTCGGTCGAGTCGGCGCTGTCGGACCTGTCGAGCCAGAACAACGGGCCCGACATCCGCATCCGCCTCGTCCGCATCAGCGACGACTCGTTCGGGTGGGTGTACGAGTCCGGCACCGACGACGACCCCCGCCTGCACGGCGAGGTGCCACTCGCATGGGAACCGGACGACACCTCCGGGCTGTCGGTGAAACCGAACGCGTCCCGCATGGGCTCGTTCGCGTGGTCGGAGGGTGGACGGTCCACGGACCAGACGCTCATCGCGGGCATGTACGACCCGTACCTGGTCGACCGCGGGTTCCCGCTGCTGCACCTCGAGTCCGATGCGTCGTCGACGACGTCGGCCGCGGAGACGCTCGCGTCCCACAACGCGGAGACGCTGCGGACCGCGCGGAGGCCGTGGGAGTTCTGGTCGTTCCGGGTGCCGGCGGATCAGTCGCCGTTCCCTCACGAGTACGGGTGCGGTGACCTCGCGTCGCTGACCCTGTCCCCGGTGCTGCAGTACCGCGCCGGACTGCTCTCGGGCGAGGGCGTCCTGTCCGGTCCTGGCGTGCTGTCGGGACCGTTCACCGAGGAGCAGATCCCGGACTACCTCGAGCCGCGCGAGTACGTGCGGCGGATCGTCGGTATCTCGGGGTCGTCGGACACGGACCAGATCACCCTCACGTGTGGTGAGAACTACGAGGAGGCGTGATGGCTGACCCTGTGCCGCCCCGAGAGGGCGGGCTGCTCGCCGATGTCCTGCGCGCTCAGGACGACCGTCAGCGCGACGTGGAGCGCGCATCCGGAACCCAGCGCGCGAACTCGCTGCGTCGGCTGCAACGGATGATCGATTACCTCGCGAGCCTCGTGACGTTCGCCGCGTCGGGGGACGGTTGGAACTCAGGATCGATCCCGCTCGACGAGACGATCCGCTGGAACGACGGCAACGTCGTCGAGATCACGGGACTAGAGATCCCGACCGATCGGATGACGGTCGAAGCGTCCGTCGGTGAAGCGTCGATCCAGCCGGGTGGCGACTACGTCACTGCGTTCATCTCGTTCCGTGTGTACGACGTGAACGGCGCACTGGTGCCGGTGAACGAAGGCGTCGCCACGCGAGCAGGTCGCATCTTCACGAATCAGCGCATCGGGATGACGATCTCGACCGGACCGCGGCCCGTGACGATCACGGACCGAGCCGCCCACCCGGGTCCGTACACGGTGCGCGTGCAGTACGGGGCGTGGGCTGCGTCGGCCAACGGCACGGAGTGCAGCATCCAGTTCAACGCCCCATCGCTGACCGTCGAGATCATCGGCGACGGAGTACCGGAGGAGACCTCATGACGCTCACTGCTAGTTTCCCGGCCGGTGAAGGCGACCCCACTGGCACGACTGCGGCCGCGCTGCGCCGTATCCAGGCGGGGCAGATCGTGCGCGCCGCCAACGGCACGCCGCGCGTCGGCGTGTTCCCGCTCACCTATGCGCCCCTGGTCACGGGGAAGGCGTCGAAGGGGTACGACATCGGGCCGCACGTCTCGGCGCTCGCCCGCACTCCCGGGGAGGTCGAGTACGTCGCGAACGATGCGACCGCCGACCTTTCGCCCGTCGGGTACGAGGCGCCGACTGCGAACTCCCGAATCGACGTCATCTGGGAGCGCATCGAAAGGACCTCGGCGGGCGATCCCGCGAACGTGCGTCGCTTCGGGATCTCGCAGGGCACGCCGAACGCGAACCCGACGAAGCCCACCATCCCGCCGGGCGCGCTCGAGCTGGCCGTCGCTGAGGTGAAGTCCACCGACACCACGACGCAGACGGTCGTGATCACGCAGACGCACCCGTACACGGCGATGGCCGGCGGGACAGTCCCGGTCCGCAACGCGGCCGAGCTCGCAGCATGGGCACCCGCGGACGGGGCGCAGGCGTACCGCATCGACACGTCGTCCTATCACGAGCGGGTCGCGGGAGCGTGGCGCCGGCGGGGCAATTCGTTCCGGATGTTCACGACCGCGCGCGGCGGCATGAGCGACGGGTCCCCGTTCTTCCAGGTGCCGGTCGAAGACACCTCGAAGGACACCGAGCCGGCGTTCGCGTACACGTACAGCAACACGGACGGGCGGATCACGCTCGAACCGGGCATCTACCAGGTGCACGCCACCGGGCACCCGGGGAGCGTCGCGACTGGGACGACGTTCCTGCAGATACGCGGGACGTCTCAGGGGGTCCGGGCCCGGACGTTGCCCGCGTTCAACGCCGACCCGGTGATGTCCGCCTCCGCGTCGTTCCGAGCCGACGGGTCGGAGGGTCTGATCGTGGAGATCCAGAAGCAGACAGGCGGCTCGTCGAACGCTTCGGGCACGCTCAGCATCGAACGCACCGGGAACCTCTGATGGGCATCGAGTTCGCCCCAGGACGGTACAACCGAGCATCCGGCACCCTCTCGGCGTTCGACCGGTGGGCGGACGCGCTCGTAGCTGCCGGGCACCCGCGGCCGCGCGTCATCGACGGAGACCGTGAGCTCGCAGGTCAGCGAAGGATCTGGGACCAGCGGATGGTCACCGCGGACCGTGTCGGAGGCCGCCGGGTCTACGGCACGCGGAAATGGCAGGGAATCACCTGGTACCAGATCCACCCTGACACCGTCGCGCCGCCGGACGCGTCAAACCACGTGAAGCGCCGGTCAAACGACCTCGCGTACCCCTACAACGCCGACACTCCCGCCCACCGCTACGGGAAGAGGATCGCGCCGCAGTTCAACATCACCTGCGAGGGCGAGAACTTCCGCGAGAAGTGGCACTGGACGTTCTGGGGTCCGCTCGGCGACATCAACCAGCCCGGCCCTGCGGCTGGTAGTGCAGGCAACCATTCGACGTCTTTGGAGGACATCATGGCGAAGCTCGACGAAGATGACCGTAAGTGGCTCGATGCGCAGTTCACCAACCTCCGCAAGATCATCGTCGCGCCGGAACAGAACTACGGTGCCGCGCAGGCCGTGCTGAGCGAGATCCAGGTACTCAGCCCCCTGGTGAAGGACACGCAGATTCGAGTCCGTGGCACTGACCCGCGCGGGGACATGCTGCAGCTGATCCTCGAGAAGCTGGGTCTACCGATCAGCGCGGAGGTCGACGAGGGAGCCGTGGCGCGCCAGCTCGCACCGCTGCTTCCCGCGTACATGGGGTCGCTGTCCGGCGAGGACGTCGAACGTCTCGCGAAGGCCGCCGCTGACGAGCAGGCGAAACGACTGGCCGGTTGATGGGCGGCCTCGGCCTCCGCGACTGGGCGTGGCTCTACTTCAAGGCATCCGCGATCGTTTGGATGCTGCTGCTGGTTGCCTTCACTCCGCCTCAGGTGGGGAACGCGCTCGGTGGCGTCACCTGGTTCATCGCGGCCGTGACAATCACCGGCGCGCTGGTGTCGTCGTGTGGGCTCGTCCTCTCCACCCGAATCGGGCTGCGCACGATCGCCACCGGCATCGGCGTCGAGCTCGGCGGTCTCGCCCTGATGTGGGCGGGACCGTTCGTCTACTTCGTGACGCAGGTGTACCTCGTGTGCACGCTGCCGTGGGAAGTGGCGAAGGACAGGCTCGCGCTCACGGGGCTCGCGCAGCTGCTGTGCGCTGCGATGGTGTGTCGCATCGCGATCGTGTTCACCCGCTGGCGTCGATCCCGGAAGGTGCATCCGAACGCTGGGGCGGTGATCTGACCGGTGGACTTCATCCAGAGCCTCGCCGGCGGCGCGACGGGCGCCGCGATCATCACCGGCGCGTTCCTGCTGGTGAACACCCTCGTCACTCGACGCATCCCTTCGCACGCTGACCAGACGGCCGCGGAGCAGGCGCGGAACGCTGCGGAGAACGCAGCGAACGACCTGATCCTCAAGCTCCTGGACCGCGCGAACGACCAGATCGGCCGGTACGAGTCGATCCTGTCGAAGTCGATCAGCGCAGACGCCGCGTCCGCGCTGCGCGCCGAGAAGGCGCAAGCAGTGCAGGAACGGGACCGGCTGACGCTGGCGATCCAGTACCTGCAGGCCAAGGCGCAGCGCACGGGCCACGTGACGTACGCCGAGGTTCTCATCTGGGCTCGCAACGCCCTGGACCCGGACGTGCCGATCGAGGACTTCGACCGCGCCCTCGCCGTCGTCGGAGAAGCGCTTCCTGCCGACTTCGACGACACCATCCGCACCTGAATCCCGAGTTCCTGAGGAGGAACCATGTTCACGTTCATCACGCGCGCCGCGCGCGCCCTGCTCCTCTTCCTGATCGCGCTCGGCGCCCTGCTGTTCATCGGTGCGCCGTCGGCGTACGCGGCGGATGGTGAGGCGGTCGTCTCGTTCGAGCCGAACCTGCCGATGGTCCTGACGCTGCTCGTATCGATCGTGTTCCCCCTGCTCGTGGGGGTGGTGACCAAGAAGACCGCGTCCGGCCGGTTCAAGGCTGTGCTGCTCGCGTCGATCTCGCTCGCGTCCGGTCTCGCGTCGCAGCTGCTCGCCGCGGTCACCGCCGGGACCACGTTCGACCTGTTCACCGCGCTCGTCACCGGTGTAGGTGCGTGGCTGATCGCGATCGGCACGTACGAGGGGTTCTGGAAGCCCACAGGAATCGGTGACGCCGCCCAGTCCGTCGGTGTCGGCGCGGGGACGCGGGTCAACGGCGGGCACAACGCCTGATGGCCGGCGAGGTCGAGTACGTGGAGCCGGAGTTCCGGGACTGGGACCCGCTCCACTCGATGACGGCCGAGAAACTGCGGATGCTCGCTCGTCAGAAAGCGTCTGTGCAGACGGACATCGCGGACCCGACCACTCCCATCGGTCAGGCCGTCCGGGCCGCGGCCGGTAGCGCAATCGGCATCCAGGACAACGGTGACGGGACTCTCACCCTCACCTCGGAAAGCTCGTACGTCGACAACGGCGACGGAACCCTCACGATCGGAGCATGATGGCCGCCGACATCTACAGCAAGGAAGGCGCGGACGCCCGGTTCCTCGCGAACACCCCCGAAGCCCGCAGCGCCCTCGCCGACTCGACCGAGGTAAAGACGGCCATTGCGGGGTCGGTGGAGCCCCTCGTCGTAGCCGCCCTGGCGGACGACCCGACCATTGCGGCAGCAGCCTCCGACGCGGTCGATGGCGAGGTCGCAGATCGTGGCCTCGTCGGCACTGTGCCGTATGACACACCAGCCGGCGGACCCGTCTGGACGATGGCGGACGCGGATGGGAATCGCATTTGGCCTGAGGCTGGCCCGGACGGTCTGCCCACTGCCCGGATGGCGGAATGGGTGCGCGCGAAGATGTCGGGTCCTCCAACAGTCGAAGTGCCCGACTCGCCGTACATCGCGATCACCATCAACGGTGACTCTCTCGCATTGTTCGACCAGCAGACGGGGCAGCTAGCGCCGCCCACTGCCGACTACTGGCGCAAGGCGATTACGCCGGCCGGTGCTGACCTCGCGATCGCGACCACCCCTACTGCGGTCCGAGACTCCCTCGTTTCGATCAGCAGCGGCGTCGTCAAGTACCTGCTCAACGTCTGGTATCCCGGGGCTTTCAGCAGTCAAGTCGCGCAGCCCTTCCTCACGCTCCCCGGTACGGGGAAGGTGGAGGCGGAGGTGCGACCGGTGGCGGAGGGAGCGTACGGGATCGCGGCCCTGCTCGCATCGGGGTCCTACAACGCGGCCTCCACCGGAGTGTCCGAGGCCGACGCCCGCGCGACCTGCGCGCGGCTGACATCGTCGCTCGCTTACCACCACCGCGCGACTGCCGGGGAGGCGGATGGCTGGGGCGGGCATGAGGCCCCCTGGTCGAACTTCAACACGGAACCGTCCTGGCAGGCGGCGGCGTGGGCATACATCGCCGGGCATGCCGCTTGGATGACGTGGGCCGATTTGGACACCACGAAGCAGGGCTACGTCCGCGCGATGGTCGAGTGGGAAGCGAACCGATTCCTTCGCTGGCAAGTGCCGTACTTCAAGCGCGGGGCTCAGGTGATCACGCCGGGTGATTCGATGTTCGAAACGATCGCGTGGAACACGGACATTCTCGCGCTCGCGCTCGTGATGTCGCCCGATCACGCGAATAGCGATCGGTGGATGGCAAAGCTCGTGGAGATGTGCGTTGCCGCATCTGCGCGCCCTGCGGACTCAGCGCTCGCGACGATCGTGAACGGCACCCGCGTCGTGGACATCATCGGCGTCGGATCGAACGTGAACGACGACGGCACCGTCACCAACCATGATGTGATCCATCCGGACTACATCGCGTCGGTCGGAGACATCTGGTCGGCCGGCCTGCTGTTCGCAAAGGCCGGGAGGAAGGTGCCGCGGGCTTGCCTCTTCAACGGGCCACTCATCTACCGCTCCCTCATCGACGTCACGTTCGGAAGCCCGCCCTACGCGGCTCCCGGCGGCACTGTCTACCAGCGCAGCGCGGGCGCACCTGTGGGCGGCATCTACTACCCGGAGGTGTCGGACTGGGGGGACCGCCCGCTCGTGTTTGGGCAGCTGGACGTTCTCGCTCACATCCTGGGAATGGACCAGCTTTCCAGTGTGAAGGCTCAGATCTGGGCGCCGCTCCACCTTGATCGGGTGACCGCAATGCAGGCCCGCAACACCAGTGGGCAGATATACCAGCCCGGCGACACCGGTTACTCCACTCGCGCCGAACCCATGGCGTCATTCCAGGTCGGCCGGGCTCTGTGGGCGGCTGGAATCACGACCACCAACACCCGTTCCTCCGACGCGCCGCCTCTGATCCTGGCCGCGCAGAATCGAGCACTCTGATGGCGACCGAACTCCGTATCCCCGGCGTAGGGATCACCAACCCGGCCATACCAAGCAATGCCGCGTTCACTCCGAGTCTTGGTGTGGCCGGCTATCACGAACGCCGAAAGGCGTCAGAGTTCGCGGCGTTGGCAGACGGCACTGCACTCCCGGGCGGATGGCTGGACCAGATCAGCATGGTTCGGACAGACAAAGCAGGAACGCCCAAGAAGGCCACCGTGTTCGGGCGAACCTACGTCAACCTGTTTGACGCGGCACAATCGGGCTTCACGGTGGCGAACGGTCCGGCTGCGGCGACGATCCTGCTCGTGTTCTTTGGGCATCACGCCGCTGGTGGTGCTGCAAGTGGTTACCATCTGCGATCCGCCTCTGGGCGTCAGTTGATCCGAGGCGCAGACCGCTGGAAGCTCCAGACGCGCGTGGGCACTGACACGAACAGTCTGTCCATCCCCTTCACATCTGTGCCCTACGTCAACGATGCTCTCGTCATCGCAGCGATCACGCTGTCGGCTACCGGCGCCACTGACGCTCTGCGGATTGTGCAGGCGGGGTACGATCAGGCCGTGGCTGGGCCCGTCACGAAGGACGCGGACATCAGTCAGCGGTGGGGGAAGTTCTCAGCCGGGAACACCTTCCTCGGCCCGGGAGTCCTTGAGGACATCACGTTCCGCGATCGGCTCCTGACTTCCACGGAGCTTGATACCGCTATCGCCAATCTCAAGGCCCAGTACGGGATCGTCTAGGCGGAGATCTTCTCCCTCACTCCACGCTTCGGGGTGAGGGAGAAGAGGTAGCCCACGCCTCGCGATCGGCGCGTGCCAAGCACGAACAGCACGGCCGTGAGCACGCCCGCCGCGAGGAACATCAGGTAGAGCAGCCACGCCGGTAAGTCGCTCGAGTCGCCGATCAGGAGCCCGAGCAGCTGCATGCCGACAACGTGGGTGATGTAGACGACGAGCGAGCTCTTCCCGGCTTCACGGAATGGAGCGACCCAGCTCTGCTTCTCCACGGCCATCGCGCCGCGGATCAAAAGGAAGATGCCGGCGACGCTCGCAAAAATCGACACAGGCTGGTAGCCGCCCTGCGGCATCCAGATGAAGTACGCAACGACGATCGCCCCCGCGACGTACAGCAGCCACCGGGTGCGGAACACATACGCGCTCACGGGCTGACGGGTCGCGTACCAGTGTCCGAGCATGAAGATCGCCAGCAGGAGAAACAGCCGCTCACCGAACTTGCTTCCGTCTTCCGCTGCGATGGAGACGACGAATGCCGCACCGCCCACAAGGAGCGGATGTATGCGCTTCGTGACGAGCCCGACGACGTAGTAGAAGCCGATGAAAAGCAGGAACCAGAGGTAGGTCCCGCCCGCAAGGAAGCCCTTCCAATGCTCTCCCGGAGGCGCAAGGAAGAACTGAGGGACGAGCCACAGCAGGTACGGCCATCCGATGTTGCTGAACTTGCCCCAGAGATACGGCCCGGCGTGCTTCCGCAGCGACGCGCCGAGCAGCATGCCGGACAGGAACACCAACATTGGCATCCGGTACGGCGCGAAAAGGTCGTTCATCACCAGCGCGAATGCCGGCGGCTCGACGCCTGCCGAAGCGACCGACAAGGCGGCGTGGTAAAAGATCACGAGGACGACGGCGAAGCCGCGCAATGCGTCCATCCAATGATGTCGGACAGGCGCATTCATAGGGACGATCCTGGCACACCGGCAGAACCACCTAAAGCACGAAATACTCTCAGCCCCCGGCTGCCTCTCACGAGGTGGTCGGGGGCTGTTTCGGCGTTCGCACGGAGGGCGTGCTGTGGGAGCCGCGGTTGCGTCGCTCCTGGCCCTCGCGGATGAACGGGACCGCGCCGGGGAATGCGTCGAGCAGCGCGGACGTCAGTGCAGCGTTCTCGGGGATGCCGTGGTACCCGACCCACCGGCCGACCTCCGGGTACAGGATGTCGGGCCGCCCGCCGGCGAGCTGCCGAACCTCGTCGACGATCGGCTGCACGTCCCGCGTGTACTGGTTGCGGCCCATAGCGGCGCTGAGCGCGATGCTCAGGAGGACGTCGGGGTGCAGGACGCTCATCGCTGGATGATGGCAAGCAGATGGTGGCCCTCGGGGACCTTCCCCCGCAGGGTATCGATGTCGTCCGCTTCGATCTCTGTCGGCTCGTCACGGCGCGCGAACTGCCCGACCGTGATGAACTCCGTCGTTCCCGGCTGGCGTCCCATGTGCGCCTGCGTCAGCTCCCACCCGTCGGGCGCCTCGAGCTGCTCGTGTATGGCCGCGATGCCCTCACCCCGCACCTCGCGGGTCTTGGTCTCGACGGGACGGATCAGTCCGACGAACATCAGCGCACCGTCGGGATCGTCGTGGTCGCGGTGCGTTCACGCTTCTGCAGCCAGTACGTGTGAGATCGCAGCGCGTGGGTGACTGCGAGGCGTATGAGCCAGTAGAAGACGAGGGCGCTGACGATGAAGCCCAGCGCGTATGCAGCGATGACGAGAGCGAGGACGGCGACGTGTTGTTCCACGGGGACGACGCTACAGCCCGGTTCGGACGGTCACGATGTCGCAGCCCGCGCACCAGTACCCGCCGCGATCGTCCCGCAGCACGGTCCCGCAGTGAGGGCACCGCGGCTGCTGCGCGTCGTCGAGCGCGTCGATCATCCCCGCACGGTAGTCGCTCCGCCTCGTCGACGTCGGGATCTGCTCACAGCCCGCTCCCGCGCGCCGCTACGCTCTATGCAGCAACCGTTCCGATGGGGGAGACCATGACCGCGCTGCTGTACCAGTTCACCTCGCACATCTCGGGGAAGAACGCCCGCGTGAGCATCTACCCCGACCGGGTCGAGTGGGAGAAGCCGCGAGGCGTGTCCGGCGCGAAGGTCACTGCAGGCATCATGACCGCGGGGCTCTCGATGCTCGCCACCGGCGTGAAGAACGGCGACTCTGGCACCGAGATGATCCCGGTGAAGTCGATCAGTTCCGTGACCACGAAGCGCGACGGGATGATGAACTCGAAGGTGTCGGTCATCACCTCGGGGAACACGGTCGACTTCCGCGTCTCGCACGCCGAGGCGAAGATCGTGAAGGACACGCTCACGTCGCTGATCCTCGGCACGCATCCCTCACAGGCCACGCCCACGTCGCCCCCGGCGCCCGCCGTACCCGTCGGGCAGCCCGCCGCAGACCCGACCGCCCAGCTGCAGCAGCTCGCCAGCCTCCGCGACGCCGGCATCCTCACCGAGGATGAGTTCGCGGCGAAGAAGGCCGAGATCCTCGCGCGGCTCTGATGTCGGTGGCCGGCTCCATGATGGGGAGCATGCTGCCGGCCGCCGATCTCCTCGACTTCGAACAGAAGTGGGGCGCTCACACGGGCAACAAGGAGGAGGCCATCCGCAGCGAGCTCGGCGTGACGCCAGCGCGGTACTACCAGCTGCTGGACCGGATCATCGAGACGCCCGAGGCGCTGGCCTCGCACCCGCTGCTGACCCACCGCCTGCTGCGCATCCGCGACGCGCATCGGCAGCAGCGCGCCGCGCGCCGCTCCGCCTGACCCGCTACTTCGGGATGATCACGCGGGCGTCGAGGCGTCGCGCGAGGACCGTGTCCTGCAGCATCGTCGGCGCGACGAACGACGCACCGCGCACGAGGCCGATGAAGTACATGGCGCCGCCGCCGAGAGTGACCGCGCGCAGCATCGGGAGCACGGTGGGCCCGAGGAGTTGGTGCAGCACCGCGAGCCCCTCTGCGAGCTCGAAGTTGCGCTTCTCCGTGCCGGACCATCCGGACAGAGAGATGACGGCGAGCCCGACGTCGAACAGGTCGGACTCGACGTAGTCCGATGCGTCCTCACGCGAGATGCCGACCTTGACCGTGCCGTACGGGGTGCGGACGTGCATCATCGCGGGCTGCTGCCCGACGGCGGCGGCGTCGAACGGGCGGGAACGGACCTCAGCGAGCGTGCACATGCTGGCAACGGTACGAGTGCCCTCGGACATAGAACGAGACGCCCCCACCGCGCATTCTCAGCGGTGGGGGCGTCGTTCGTTGTTGGGGACGTCGTCGTCCTGGTGGTGCGGGTGCTGCGGCTTGCCGTTTTGGTCTACGCCCAGACGCCGTTGTCTGGGCCGGTCATCTTCTGGCTGCCACCTCGCCCCACCGGCCTGGGTCCATCGGGTTATCCATATGGATAACGATAGGGGGAGGTCCCGCGGAGCGCAAGCGCAGCGCGCGGAAATCCTGCCGGTAGGCTCGGAGCCCTATGTCCCAGTTATCAATAGGCATCGTCCGATGACTGTGTCTAACTACGGTGTGAGTGGCGAATCGACGCTGATGCGAGGCTGCACACCGGCGGGGTGAATCCGGATCCGATCGACGAGTAGCCGCAGTGATTCGCGCTTCCGCTCGACCGGGATGTCCTGCCACCGCGACGCGAGGTCGCCGACGAACGCGACAGGCCGGACGGTAGCCTGCGCGGCCACGCGATTGAGCTCGGCGGTGAGGGCGGCGCGTTCCACCTCGAGCTTCGTCCGCACTCGCTGGTAGGCGTCGTGGGGGATCGCGTCGTCGACGTACTTCATGGTCGCTGCATCCATGCGCTCGTTCACCGCGGCGAGACGGCGCGTGATGAGCTTCGCCGGGTCCTCGATCACCTGCGGTCGTCGCGGTGCGCTGCGCGCGGCCTCGTCGAGCTCGGCTCGGATGCGCCGGAGCCACTGGATGACGCCCGCTTCGATAACGTGCTCAGCCAGGGACGCGCTGCCGTGGCTCTCGTAGTGCGCGGATCGCACGCACATGTACCGCCTCACGCCGTGGTCCGTGCGCCCGGACATTGGGCCGCCGCAGTGGCAGACGAGGAGACCGGAGTAGGCGTAGGGGGAGCGCTCCGCGCGCGGCCGTCGTCGACGTGCCTCGCGGGCGTGCGTGAACCGAGCCCAGTCGTCCGCGGTGATGACGGCCGGGTGAGTCCCGGGATGCAGCTCCTTCCGGAACAGGATGTAGCCGGCACCGAAGCCGGAGTCCAAGACGCGGAGGACCGCGGGTGTGTTCCAGCGGGTGTGCGGCGGGTAGGCGCCGTTCTCGTCGGGGACCGCGGCAGGGTCGGTGAGCCGTGACGAGATGCTCTGTGCGGATTCGCCAGCGGCATACGAGCGGTACATGTCGGCGAGGATGGGGCCTTCGACGGGGTCGATCTCGTATCCGGTGCCGCGGGAGTAGGTGTAGCCGTAATGGCGCTGCCCGTTCGGCGTGAGCCCGAGGCGCACGCGCCGCTCCTGAGTCTCCTTCCAAGTGGCACCGATGGACTCGGCCATGAACGCGGCATGCTCCGCCATCATGCCGCGACCAAAACGCCCCGCAGGTGATCGATCGTTCGGCTCGGTGGCGGACTCGATGTAGCCGCCGGCGCTCTCGATCCGGTCAGACGCAATCGCCCACTTCAGTCGGTTGCGCGCGGTGCGGTCGATGCGCCAGACGAGCAGGACGTCAGCGTTGCGCGACTCGATCTGTTCGATGCCGCGGTCGAGGCGCGGCCACCAGGCGGACGTCTTCCGGG